GCACAAGCGCCTTCTACCGTGTACCATTCCACACCGCCTTCCCACTTGGTTACTATATTTTTTTTTACGTTGTGCTTAAGATTAAGATACACCATGCTGTAATTTCCCAAATTTTTTAATTTTGGCTCGTTAATATCTTCTACATCTTTCAATGACTCTATATTTTTCACTAATTCAAATATAGGGGCTACATCATCATCAAAATACTTCTTAAGAAAGTCGTTGACTAGTCCGTAGATCTCCATAAATCTTTTATCGTTTATTTTTTCCATATAATTTTTTTTACAAGTTAGTAATTTTAAAAAATCGCCATTATAGTTACGTAGTAAATTATTACAACACTAACAAAATAATCATAAGCATTATGTAAAAGGATAATAATGCCAGTACTCTCCATAAAATATTCTCAAGTACTAAACCAAGCGCAAACATTGTAGACGTTAATAAGCATAATATAATTACAGTAAGTTCACAGTTCATGTCTTTATGATTAGTTATTTATTAGACTCTTGCTCAATCTCAATCTCTAGTTCTACATATTCATTGACTAAATCAAGCGTAGAGCTTCCGACCTCACTCTTTATAGAAGAGTATAATTTTATAGCTCTAGTTTTTTTCTTATCTAATTGTTTTAAAGTCATATAATTATTGTTATTTAGTTTATTAAATTATTTCTTAGTCTCTAATTTAAAGCCTATAATACTCTCAATAACTTCTTTATCTGCTTCTGGTATTTCTAATATTCTTACCCATTGTTCTTTTGTTACCTTTTTCCATTCATTGCTCCAACTTTCATTGTTTAGGTCTAACTTTAAATCTTTTAAAATATCATTTCTTAGTAATTTTTTAATCTCTAAAATCCTTTCTTTTGATACTTGTTTATTGAAAGCCATATTCTCACCTTTATTAATTCCTTTACAAAAAATCATATTCTCCGACATTCTTAATCCTTTTGAGTAGTCACAAGATTTACAAAAGTTACAAGAGTCACAAAAGTCACAAAAGTCACAAGATTTACAAAAGTTACAAGAGTCACAATAGTCACAAGAGTCACAAAAGTCACAAGAGTTACAAGAGTCACAAGCGTTACAAGACTTACAAGAGTCACAAGAGTCGCAATAGTCACAAGAGCCACAAGAGTTACAAGAGTCGCAATAGTTACAAGAGTTACAATAGTTACAATAGTTACAATAGGCACAAGAGTCACAAGAGTCACAAGAGTCACAAGAGTCACAATTTATTAAATTTTTATTATTCATATTATTTATTGTTAGTTAGTTAAATAATTAATCGCTCCACTTATTAGCCGTTAGCTCCCATGTAATGTGATAGTCTCCCCCGTCAGTTCTCCCTCTTCCATTGCCTTCTTTAATAGCCATTGCTATTGCCTCTAAATCAAGGTCGGTTAAATTTTCGCTCCCCTCCTCATCAATCAAGTTATCCAAAAAATCTTGTGCTTCCTTTATTTTTATAGACAAAGGACTATAAACATTTGATAGTTTATTAGCTTTATCTTGTAAGATTGATTTTATAGCTGTAATATTACTCATTTCATTTAATTCTTTTATTGTATACATATAATTATTATTTAGTTTATTAAATCTCTATGTACTTCTTCCCAATTTTGTTTATTAAATTATTTATTTTAACTCTAATTCAAAGCCAATAATACTCTCAATAACTTTTTTATCTGCCTCGGGTATTTCTAGTATTCTTTTCCATTGTTTTTCTGTTACTTTTTTCCATTCTTCAATCCAGTCCTTTTCGTTTAATTCTAGCTTTAAGTCTTCTAAAATATCACCTCTTATTAATTCTTTAATCTCTACAAATCTCTCTTTTGTAACTTTTTTATTAAAAGCCATGTTCTTCTCTCTATTAATCCCTTTACAAAATACCATATTCTCCGACATTTTTAATCCCCTTGAGTAATAGCAAAGTTTACAATAGTTACAAGAGTAACAAGAGTCACAAGAGTCACAAGAGTTACAAGAGTTACAAGAGTTACAAGAGTTACAAGAGTCACAAGAGTAACAATGTTTACAAGATTTACAATAGTTACAATAGTTACAATAGTCACAAGAGTCACAAGAGTCACAAGAGTCACAATAGTTACAAGATTCACAAGAGTCACAATAGTCACAAGAGTCACAATAGTTACAAGATTTACAAGATTTACAAGAGTCACAATTTATTAAATTTTTATTATTCATATATTTATTGATTGATTAGTTTATTAAAATTTCCTGCTTTAGTTATTCCTCAACTATAATCTATTTTCCTTCATTCTTAAATCGCATATTACATATTCCTCAACATTAAAGTAGAAGTCAATTATTGATAATATAAAGCTTACAATTGAACAGTCGGGACTAAAAACATGACCTCTATTATTATCTATATTGTCAATCTCGGATCTTACGTCGCAAACTGTGGTTGCCATATATCCATCATAACTTACATTGCTGGCAAGGGCTTTATCAATTGCTCGTCTATTTTTTATTATATAATTCTTATACTTTTCAATATCCTCAATTTGCAAAACTAGGTCAATACTGTCTCCTTCAAAATTGTATTGTTTTGGGCTATATGTTACTAACTTTTTATATTTCAAGCCTGCTATACTCAATGCTTTTGTTATCTTTTCTTTAAATTCAATATTAAACTCTTTCTTTATATTATTCATACTTGCCATGTATCTAATACCCTCATATCTGTAAAGGTTAAAATCTTTATTAAATAAATCGGCTCCATTATAAGTTATATTTTTCATATAATAATTATTTAGTTTATTAAATTATTCACAAGAGTGACAAGCGTTACAAGATTTACAATTTTCTATAACATCACTTTTCTTTATTAAAAGTTCTTTTACATGTAGAATCTTCTTTTACAACTTCTACAACTCTGTAATAGTTTTTATCTTCTTCTTTTCCCGTAATTTCAGCGTCTTCTTTTGTTTGCATTTCCATGTATTTTTCTGCCTCTTCTCTTGTTTCAAATATATCATCAAATTGGCTTCCGTCCTCTACTACTTCTATTTTAAATTGATTTTTTGTTTCGTTTTTCATGGTGTAGAGTGAAACAATTTTCTTTAATTCCTTTAAAGACATTTTTACTTCCTCTGTGGTTATCATTGAATTTTTTTCATCTTTGTATATAGATATTTTAGTAGTCTCTTGTTTCAGTGTGATTATACCGTCTTTTTCTGTTGTATTATTTCTTAAAATTGTTTTACGCATATGTTTATTGATTAATTAGTTTATAAGATTATTAGTTATTTTTTTAAACTCTCTAAATGGTCAATAATTGCATAGATTACCGCGCTCCATATATCATAATGACAAAGATATTGTGCTTTTGATAGTATATCAAAACCATTCAAATCGTTCTTATCCTCGACGTGTTCGATGTATCCAACATTTAAGTTTGATTTGTTCAGCCATTTAGTCAAATCACTTGTGTAGATGTCAGCTTCTACTAACTCCATATAATCGAACTCTTTTAAATCTTCTATTATTTTAAAGGCATGCTCATTAAGTGCCTCTAAACAGTAATACATTTGTATATATTGTGTTTCCTCGTCACAACTTAGACCTTCCATGCTGTCTGATAGTACTTTGTAGCACTTACTATTATCTCTGATATGTTCAATTTTAAAACTGTAGAATAGGTCACCCTCTTTAACATCATCATTCTTATCTTGCACTTTGATTACATCGATAAATTTATCTAATTCTTTTTTGATATTCATATTATTGATTGTTAGTTTATAAGTTTCTAAAATAATGCCCGTTGTCATCGGAATAGTCTTGCATAATGTCCCTTGATGTAGACTCCCAGTCAATGTGAACGTAAGAGGGTAAATCTTCAGGAATATCTCCGCACTCCTTTAGTAATTCCATTACAAAGTCCTCATCAGTTTTATACTCCCCTTGATAAGCTTCTTCTGCTTCGCCAGCTTCCGCGTATTCCTCGCCGACAATACCGATATAAGTTTGATTGATAGCCTCATCTAGCCCGTTCTCCTTGCTCATTTCTTTGGCTTGTTTTGTATTATCCATATAATTAGTTTTAGTTATTTAATTAGTTTTAGTTATTTAATTAGTTAATTTCTGATAACATTTACATATCTTCATCGTCTCCAAATTCTCCAAACTCTTCAAACTCTCCAAACCCTAGAAAGTCTTTTTGTTTATCTGTTAGCTTTCCGTAAAATCTTTTCTCTATCTTAACATTTGAGAAGATTTTACCGTCAATTTCAATATCTGTAATTATATCTATAATCATGTATGCTCCTAGTACTTCCTCATATCCCATGCCTCCGTCAATAGCTCCAGTTTTCACGTCTTTATTAATTTTATCCTCTAGCTCCTCTAGTGTATCGCTTTCGTATTCTCTTGCCTCATAGATACCTTCTCCACCTCCCCAATATTTACCGTATACCTTGCCACTTGCTTTATAAGATTTTTTTCTCTTTCCCATATAATTAATAGTTAATTTGTAAACTTGATTATAACTCTGCTAGTCTATTCTCTAGCACCTCTATGGTATTGTTAATCTCTGCTTTTTGCTCTTGTAATTCATTTATTCTTCTCTCTGTCATTGTAATTTCTAAATGATTGTCGTTCATATAATTATTGATTGTTAGTTTATAAGTTTATTAGTTTATTATTATTCAAAGATTTCTAGTGTCTTCCTTAATGTAAAGAAGAAATAGAATTTTAAAGAGTTATTGAAATAATTATCTAACTCTCTTCTTCCGATATTATTCAATAGTATGGTAAACTTTGATAATGTTTTTTTGTTTTTCATAGTATTGATAATTAGTTTATAAACCTTCTCTCTCTTCTTTCTCCTCTTGTCTGGCTTGTCTCTCTTCTTCTGATAATTCGTTGATTGCTCTTTCTTTGTAATTCATACATTTTTAAATTAATTTTATTAGACTTTTATTTCCCTCTATCATCTTGTTAATCCCTTTAAACGTTTAGCATAAGCTAGCGAATAAATAGATTTGTTAGATGATAGAGTGAAAAGTTTATGTAGGTAAGTTGTAAGCCTTTAGTTATTAAGTGCTTAACTCTTATCTAATAGTATTATATCAAAGATGTCGACACCTGTCAAGGGTAGAGCGTGCTAATATGGAGTAGTATTTACGGGGGTTTTGTGGCTTGTTTTTTTATGTTATCTATAAACTGTTTTTATATGTATTTATCTGTAAAACTGTGGATAACTTGTTTGCTGTGTGGATAAGTTTTTTGTGGGTTAGGTGCTGGATTGGTTGGTTGTATTATATACATGCCTGTACTTGAGGCCTGTTTATAGGCCTTACCGCGTTGTGGCCGGTTTGCCACGTCTATATAATACGCCTCATATATATACATGACGTCTAGTCATGTGTCACTCATACATAGCATAGGGCTATGTCTCCTTTTTTTATATAATACGCCTCCTTTTCAAATAGCTTGTTATAATAGCCTCCTTATTTCGTAGCGTGGTGGGGTGTGTGGGAGGGGGTGACCCCTTCCATACCCCCCACTCTAGGTTGTTCAAAAATGGAACCATACCCATATCCAGCGTGTGGTAAAGCGTGTGGTAAATCGTGTGGTAAAGCGTGTGGTAAATCGTGTGGTAAAGCGTGTGGTAAATCGTGTGGTAAAGCGTGTGGTAAATCGTGTGGTAAAGCGTATGGTAAATCGTATGGTAAATCGTATGGTAAAGCGTGTGGTAAAAACCCAACAGCCTCTCAAAAAGCTTTTGAAAAAATATTTTTTTAGTTTTTTATGATCAAAAAGAGTGTATATACTTGACGGGACATAACTATTCTGTTATGTCACATTTTTAATGACTAAGCTTAGCTAAAAAAGAGCAGAATGTGACATAAGACATGAAATATAGGGAAAAAACTTTCTTAAAAACATCAAATATAAGCCTCTTTTATTTTTTAGAAAAGTTTTTTTCTCTTTTTAGGGTTCTTATGTCACATTTGAATAAATAATTACTAATATAAGCCAAAAAAGATGTGACATAACAGAATAGTTATGTCCCGTCAAGTTAACATTTATTTACTAACATTAGCTAAAAAAGATGTGACATAACTATTTTCTTATGTCACATTCATGTCACATTTTTCCTACTATTTGTCAAATAAGCCCTAAAAATTCGAATCTAGCACCCAAGCTCCGCTTCACAACTTGTGAATGAAAAGTGTAGCACCCAAGCTTTTTTGCAATTTTTGATCATACTCCGTTAAATTGAAAATCTAGCACCCAAGCTTTTGACATTTTTATCATTTGGTATTAAAGTGTTGATATGTTTTTAGGAGGAAAAAAATCAAGTATGAAACAAATGGCTTACGCAAAAAGAATACTCGGTGGCCAAGGAGATTCTAAAAAGCAGATAGCACTCAACTCTGGGTACTCTCCGCAGGTAGCCAATTCTGTTAAATCTCATATCGAAGACAAAGCTGGATTCAATCACGCTATGTCTGCTTTGGCATTGGAGTCTAATAATCTCGCACTCTCAGCTCTGCATGAGTTTAAGGCTAGAGGGTTTAAGGAGTTTACTAACAAGGAATTAGTTGGAGCGTTAAATGCTATTGGCTCCGCTTGGTCTAAGTTCAATGCACAACCAAAAGAAAAGGATCCATCAGCCTCTGGAAATAAACTCCGGACTATCGTCCTGAATCAGATTGAAAATCAAACAAATAATGAAGCTCCGAAGGTTAAGGAGAAGGTTAAGGAGGTTGTAGAAGTAGAGGATGTAAGCGAGCCATTAGATTTTTAAATATGAAACTACATCAATTTTACAAAAGATTCGAAAACACTCCAAAGGATGAACGATTCAGGCCTGTTAACATGACCCCTGAGATAACATCCTTATTTGTTATATTCAAAAGACTGGGAGATGTGCGTGCGCAGAAGAGATACTTCGAAAGTCAGGAAGCTCACTTGCTGGCGCAAGCTGAAATAATTTACAAAAATAATAAGAAATAAACAATATGTCAATAACAATGATTGATCCGTCAAAGATATCTTTAGTGAATACTTTTATAAGTATGGCTTTTGGATTAGTAATTAGCTTGATAGTAATATTTTTCATAGAAAGAAAATAATAAATGAAAGAGAATCAAAAACAACATAACGAAAGAATAGTTGAGGAGCTTACTAAGAATCCGAATCTTATTAAAGATCAGGATTGGAGATTGCATAACCTCTACTGGATTGTTACTAAAGATGGAGACAAGCAAGTCTTTAAAATGAATCGTGCTCAGAAACATTTCTACGATAACTATTTAAATATACCAAGACCTTACCATAGGCATATTATTTTAAAATCCCGTCAACTTGGTTTCACTACTTTTATTGATATTTTCATTCTAGATTGCATACTATTTAATCCTAATAAGGAGGGGATTGTTATTGCGCATAAGGTTGAAGATGCTACTTCTATATTTGACAAGAAGATTGAGTTTGCTATTCGTAACATGGCTGATGATGTTAAAGGAGCATTTTTCAAAATCAATCACCGTTCTGCGAGGAAGGTGCAGGTTGTTATAGACTACGGGCCGGACCAGGGTTCCACTTCTTCTATATCGGTTGCAGTATCTGGTAGGTCTGGAACATATCACTACGTACATATTTCTGAGTTTGCTAAATTGTGCGTTGCATATCCAAAGAGAGCAGAGGAGGTGGAAAGAGGAACTTTCCCGACTGTTCCATTCGATGGGTTTATTTTCATTGAAAGTACTGCTGAAGGTATGGCTGGAAGGTTCTACGAAATGTTCCAACAGAATTGGATAACTCGAGACAAGATTACTCCTCAAATATCGCAAGTAAATTTCCTACCTCATTTCTACAACTGGCAGTACGATGATATGGAGATGAAAAAGATTCACGAAAATATTTCTACAGATGATATGGATGAGTGTGAAATAGATTGGAAATCCTATCAGGTTGAACATAAATTATCGGACAAGGAGATCACTTATTACTATATGAAATGGTTGCAGTTCGGTGGAAAGAATAGTCCGGATGCTATGAAGTCGCTGATGCAAGAGTACCCTACTACTGAGGAGGAGGCTTTCTTATCTACTGGCCAGACTTATTTCCCTACAGCTAAAGTTGCTAAACATATGTTGGAGGTTAAGCATGGAACTAAAGGTGAGATGGGGTACAATGAGGTTGGAGAAGTTATTTTCAACCCTGTGTCATCTGGATCCATGGAGATCTTCAATAAGCCAGAGAAAGGAGTCCAGTATATTGTTGGAGGAGATACAGCAGAGGGGCTCGCCCATGGAGATGCTCAAATATTATATGTTATTAATAAGAGAACCGAAGAATGCGATGCTGTTTACAAGTCTCAAGTAGGTCCGGATGAGTTGGCGACTGAGGCATATAAGGTTGGAAAATATTACAACTGGGCTATGCTTGGCATTGAGGTTAACAAGGATGGACTCTGGGTAAACGATGCTCTTGATAAATTGGGATATATAAATCTGTACTTTAGGAAGATCTTTGATGATATTACAAAAAAGACTACAAAGATGTTTGGATGGAAGACGACTTCCGCGACCAGACCATTCTCACTAGCTGCACTCAAGGCTGTATTTTTCCGAAAAGACACAGGCTTTCCAGCTGCACTTCTTAGTGAGATGTTTACTTTTGTTCGAAACATAAAAGGTAAGCCGGAAGCTATGGATAAGAAGAATGATGATGTAATTATGGCTGCGTCTATTGGATATGCAATACTTCAAGAACAGGGGACTCAGGCTATGGA